GCAATGTAATAGAGAGATGACGAGAGAGTATCAAGCCAACCCAGTTCACTTCAAAGGGACAGGGTTCTATTCAACAGGTGGTTGATGTTCTTCTTCAGGCTCTTCACTGGTGGTATCAACATCCCTATATGGTTTGTATCCACCTATCTTGTTAATCAATCTAGTAATGGCACGCTTTAATCTCATTCGTGCTGCACTATCAGTACCAAGTTCCAAGTAGTTTGCTATCTCGCCGAAGTCTAGGTTCTCTGCGAAGCGTAGAAAGATTATTCTCCTATCATCTTTACTTAACTTCCAATAACCTGAGTCAATCTCTAACATCATAATAGTTAGGTTGCCACCCTCGGCGGGAGCAGACGGCCTGCCAGTAAATCCAAGATTTAATTTATGTGTTACACCATACTCACCACGCAACACAGGTGGTAGTAATGCTTCTACAATTTCAGAATCATAATAATGTATATCACCTATGTCGTAGCCAACTGACTTGGCTTTCCATCTTTGACAATAATCCAATGCTTGATTACGCAACGAACGATAGATTAAATTCTTTGCATCCTTATCACCTATCGCTTCCCAATCCTTAAGTTTATTTGGGTGCTCTGCAAACCATTGATACAGCGATTGTCTTATGTCCTCTAACTCTACCATACTAAACTTCCTATGGTACTCTGAGGCAACCGCTGTTACAATGTAATCCCACCGCTCAATGTTATCCCAATCCATTTACTTCCATAACTTTCCATCAAATACAAATGACCCATCCATATTAACTGGAACAAGATGTGGTACAACTTTATTTCCATCTACATATAGCACACCAAATCCTTTATGCCAAGTAAATAATCCACCACGAATATACTTAGCAAACTTAAAGTCCATAAGACAACCAACTTCTAATCCCCAAATAGTTTTAGGATGACCACCAAAGTATGATTGTGTGTAATGTGTTAAGCCCATACGGTGCGTGTGTCCACACACTACGCTCATGCCCGCCCTTTTCGCTAGTCCCAATGCGGTAGCACCTGCGGTAGGTTGCACATTACCCTCATCACCATGTAAAAGCAGCCAATTTGGGGCTAATTCATAGGGTTTTTCGTGGTATTTTATGCCTAGATTGTCCAGTTTTAGGAAGTTTTTTAACTCTAATTCAGGTAGACCAGCAAGTCCTGGTGCTCTCATCTTAATTGTATTAAATAATCTATCAGTATGATTACTACGAATCATATGTTTAATCTTTAATGATTCAAGTACACGATAAGTTTCATCTCTATCTTTACCAATAGATTTTTCGTGCTCTAACTCAGTGCCCTTACTCCACTTTGAGATAGTCTGCATATCCATTTCATCCCCGACTGACACAACTTCATCAGGCTTGTATGATTTAATGAAGCGAGACAGTACAGATACAGCATTTCTATCGTGATACGGTACCTGCAAATCAGATACGCAGACTATAATTTTCATTTATCCCATTGTCCTCTCAGAACTAGCAACCCTATGATTGCATAGTTTGCCATATCCTTGAAGGAGTCTTCAAGAGATTCGTGCTCTGGATTTTTACCGCTATCAACTAAGTTATTTATTCGTGCCAACTTGTCATGCATACGAACCCGCAACCCATTGACTGGTCCACCAGGTGAGTCAGATATATTCTTTGGTCCGTAATCTTTATGTTTAGACAATAACAAATCTAATAGTTCTTGAAATGTTGTACCTACATTGTGTTCAAATTCTTTATTCATTGCTATTCCTTCCCAAGAAATATTCAATCTCGTTGTCTATGTCCATCATCTGTGATTCAATTATCATTTCCTCTACTATATCTTTCATTGCTGCTGGCTGTGTCTCTGCCGTAAACAATGTCATATATGTAGACTGGGTTATGGTTTTTATTTGGTCAGGTTTATCTGCATATTTATACAGACACCTAAGCAATGAACCTATCATTAACCTTGCACCATTAGGTAAGATTAACGCTGGGTCAAACTCATCATCATCATCCTCTAGTAGATGGTCGGTTGCTTCGAATACATTATTAAAGCGTTGACCACACTCAGGGCATGGCGGTATACTTCTATCCATTTAGTCCAGCCTTCTCCTTAATATAGTCAGCACCATACTTAACATACGCACTGTTCACATCTTCCCCATCTGGCAATTGCACGACTGTGACTGGCAGTTCCCTCGCCAGGCTTGCTGCAAATTCTTTTCCTGGTTGGTCTCCATCTGCAAATACAAATACTCTTTCAAAGTCAGCGAGCAATCTCGTGTAGTGCTTCTTCCAACTATTAGCCCCAGGTACACCGATACAAGGGATGCCAATACAACTAGATAAAGTAATTGTGTCCAATTCACCTTCACACACTCCTATAAAATCGCCCGCTTTTTCTATGTCTAATACATTATACATCTTTGTTTCAGCGCCAGTCATTCCCATGTACTTAGGTTCAATAGCAGGATGAAGAGCACGAAAACGAATATCGACAATGCCACTCTTGGTAATATACGGTATGGATAATCTTCCTTTGAATTGTTCGTGTCCAATCTCAGGCTCCCCTACTACGCCGAATCGTGCCAACCGTGCTGCTTCCATTGTTATACCCCTGCTTCTGAGGTAATCTTCTGCCTGATAAATGTTTGCCCCGTACTTCTGTACTGCTTGTCCCAACAATTCCTTCTGCGATTGACTTTGCTTCACGTATGTCTACCCTTTCTTGTTGTGCAATAATTTGTAGCGAGTTACCTTGGACTCCACAGGCGAAGCAGATGAATATGTTATTATCGATATTAACGCTTCCTGATTGGTGAGTGTCCGAGTGGAATGGACACTTGATATTAACTTGCCCGTGTCCTTGTCGTATACTTGCTCCATAGTGGATGAGTATCTCTCGTATGTTTGGTAAGTCATTTACCTGCCCTCTTCGTCCATTGTTCAAAGTCTTCCACCACCCAAGCCTTATCTATTCCTGCCTGTCTACGTTTAACTATTACAAATTTATATGGTACTTCTTTTAATCCTCTAGCCTTAGCATAATTCTCTGCCTCTACCTCAGCCTCACGCCAGAACTGTGGTAGGTCTAACTTCTTTGTTGCCTTTAGTTCCAGTATGTTTGCTGCTCCATCTAAGAAAGCAACTACATCACCTTCATCTTTAGCACCAGCCTTGGTTAATCTTTCTGCTAGTATATCTTTAGACCTCAACCATTTAACAACACTAGTCTCAAAGGTAGCACCCTTACGCTTTCCATAACTACTCATGAGTGAACCCACTTATAGGTATACGCCATCCGTTAATGTATGAATCATAATACTCAGGCTTCATAAACTCTTCGGGATAAGCAACACCAAATATTTCTATCTCAGAATAATATTCTGTGTCTAAACATTTAGTACCGATAATAACTTTACCCTTATCCTTGGCCCAGAATGGTATGCTGTCTTGAGTTCTAACAGACCTTACCTCTATGTTTTCTCCAACATCAGGTAGGCTATGCCGCTTCTTATGCAGTGCATTAGGATAGCAAGGGACATTCCAAGACATATTGTAATGCTTAGCAACAGCCCACTCACACACATTAGCACGTATGTTAGCGTTAATCTCAGGCTCTAACTTACCATCTGCCTTACCCTGTGCATAGTTAGGTTGGTCAGTGGAACCAAACTTAGTTAGCCATCTCTCTACTGCAAGCATAGTGCAGACTCTAACCTCATCTTTATTTAATTGTACTATCATTAGTGATTCTCTGGTATGTCATCAACAAACATATACTCAGGATTAAATGCAATCCAAGTCATTAGTCCACCGCCAGCGTCTGCTCTTCCGTATCTGTTCTTGACGGGAGCAACACCCATTGAAGTTCCGACAACACCAAGTGTACATATAAGCGCTGGAAGTTGTGCAACTTTACCTTGGATAGCAGAGCGTGGCTGACACGGTGTCCCAAGAACAGCCTCACTAGTGTGATGAAGAACGACAACAGCCGAATTTGTAGCACGAGCAAGATATTTCAACTCCTTCATAATCGCTCTCATAGAAGCGAACTCTTCGCCACCATCAGTGGCTACATCCATTAAGTTATCTACTATGATTAGCGTAGGAGAACAGCCCCATAGTTCTTCAAAGGCTTGCACTTCTTCATCTATATCTTGTAGTGTTGGTGCTGATTCAAACGACCAGACTATATGGCTACTCTTGGATAGAGTAGCCTTAGTCCAACCAACATCAGAGTGTAGCATCCCCTCTACATCTGTTTGGTTTTTTCCAGAAATCATAGAGGCTAGTCGCATAGCCATAGTGTGGGCATTAGTATCTGCTGAGATGTAAAGTGTTGGCACCTTCATCTTTAATGCTAGTGCTAATGCAAGTGTTGATTTTCCGACACCTGGTGCTGCTGCGAACATAGAAACTTCGGAGCGACGGATGATAATCTTGTTTGATTCGAATGCCTTAAAGCAAGATGGTAATGGTTCCCCACCAATACTGGCACGACCAACTGACCTGACAAGTGTACGCATCCTGGTTCCTTTCTAGTTCCGAAAAAAGATTTATGCCAGTCTTTTAGTTTACTGGTTTGCATTGGTCTGGTGTTCCTTGTGGTGAAGGACAAGCCCAGAATGCATATGGTTTACCGCTTGCTTTGCTGATACCCTCTCGCCATATACGTGCTCCGTGTTTGCACACTGGCGCTGCTGTACCTGATGCTTGCGATACTGGGGTTGGTGCGGAGTAAGTCGAGGGCTTTGTGCTTGTAGTGGAACTCGACGTCAAGGACGGGTTTAGAGCATACGAACCAACAATCTTCTGTTGAGTTGCAGCAATTTGTGGAGAGTAATCTCCTACGCCTTCTAACAATACTGACAATTCGTCAGCAGTATTAGCACGTACGTTTATCATATCACCTGATGGTGTCTTGTAGGAAACTTGTAGTTTCCAGTCTTCATTTGCCATTATGTTTCTCATTTCTTCGAAGTGAACTGACAGTGTTCTGTAAGTCCACAACGATTGCAGTTGTTTGTATTAGGAATAAATATACCAGCCTTACGTGCCTTATCAAAGGAACGTACTAAGTACTCAAGTTTCTCCTCAGTATAACCACTAAGGTCTATCAATCTAGAAGTACCACTATCTCTTGCCATCCAGTACGCACCGTACTTAACATCTACACCTAGTACCTGCTTAAGTCCTAACTTGTAGAACCCAAGTTGCAAGGTACTAGTTGGGGTTTGTTGTGAAGTCTTGAGGTCAACCACGACCAACTCACCATCGACTTCAAACACTCTATCGAGAACCATCTTCACTGGTACGTCAGCAAAGACTGGAGTTAACCCCAACTCTACGGCAGGTGCGCCCTCAGGAGTAAACCAAATCTTCCAATTATGATTAGCCTTACGCCAATCAATGTATGACTGAACCCATTCAGGTCCTGTCTGTTGCCAAAAATCTACATTCTCTCTATTGGGAAATGCTTTAGATGTTCTACCACCAACACGAGCAAAGGTTAAGTCAATGCCCTCTGATTCTTTTTCCCAAGCCTTATCCCATAAACTTTGAGCGGTGTTCACTTAGTGCCTCCTTAAGTGCTAACTTGGCACGAAGTAATCCAACAAGTTCGGTCTCATCCATAGTCTTATCTATGAGTGAGTTAATAGAACCAACAGCAACAGCCCAAGTTTCTTCGAGTCCGTCAATGTATCGCTCACGCATAATCTCATTGTAAGTCTCCCACTTTATAGTGGTAATACCGTTCTCTTCATTAACAATGCTTATCATAAGTTCTCCAAGTCCCACATCTCAGTGGCTGTATGAAATGATGAGCCACCTACCGACCAAACGGATGGGGCTTCTGGTAAGTTAAGTAGTCTACCTAAGTAGTACTGGTACCCACAATCTATGTAGGTAGTAAATGCTGAATAAGATATATGTTCAGGTAATGTATATTCTCCAAGTTGTATAGTCATTAGAGTATCTTAACCTATACTATAGGATATGTAGGGAACGGTACGTTCCCACATAAAATATATCTATGTATATAATATATATATAATATATAAGACCCCTTCGGGGTCTATAATAGTATATATAGAAACGACAAAAGACCCCCCTTCCCAAGGGATTACCTTAGGTTGGGGGGTATCGTGTCTCTAATGGGCCTTTAAAGCCCGATTAGGGGTATATAATTAGTTACTACCTCGTCCGAATTCTGTGGCTGATGGGTCTAGTGCCTTCAGAACTGGGCCTGCAACGGCTGCTACACCTGCCATTGCCAAGGTCTTTAGGTCAGTTGTGCCAGCAAGGTATAGAGCAAGCACGGCTGCTACTGCAGCACGAGCATAACTTGCAACAATTGCTTTTACTTTAGTTGTATTCATATCCATCCTTAAGGGCGTGCTACGCCCATTACTAGGGAGTAGGCACGTTTCCTAAGATACACACCATCTCCATTTGATTGACTTCCTTTATTGCCACTAGAGGTATTACCCTCAATGACAGTAAGGAATTTTTTTCCATCGTTGCTTTCGCATATGCCAACGTGGTCAGCCTGTGCGTCATCATCGAATTGGAAAAATACTATATCACCAGGTTGGGCTTTGCCAACTGGAACTATCTTACCGTGCTTAGCAAACCATTTAAGACCAGCATCACAAGATGCAAAACCCTTTTTAGTTTGGGCTGCTACCTTAGATACTAAACCTACCTTATCAAAGCACCAAGATACAAACATTGCACACCAAGGATTATTATTTAATCCATACCACTTGCCATACATACTGTCATTGTTCTTGCCTACCTCAGTATATCCAATCTGAGATTTGGCTATATCTACCACTGTCATATTGACCACCATCCATTAAAGCCAGCATCAGGATTTTCCTGTAGCCACTTCTCTCTCAATTCATTTTGTTTAGGCCAACATATGTCGTGGCTTTCACAGCCACAACCTTGACAGTTATTGTCTTCCATTTTGAATTAGTATCTGATATAAACTATCTACTTTTTGTTCTAACCTATTGACCTGGTCTTTGACGCTAGAGCCACCATTAGGGCGAAGTTCAGATAAATAGTGTTTAACTAAGTGTCTTACTCCTACTGCTAGTGCTCCCATTAAAGTGGATATGGCTACTGCGAATGCAGCCCAGTCATTAGGTGTCATAAGTATTATACCGTTCTAATAGTTATTTCAATGATGCCACCAAAACCATCAAAGCGTTTGTCAGGTGGAGTCATACGGGTGAATGAGACTTGTTCAATAACTACTTGACGGTTCTCACCAGTAGTTAAATCTTGCCAAGCAACAACATCGCCATTCTCTTCAACATCTTCTAACAGTTGAAGTCGAGCAAATGCTTTGCCTTCATATCCAGATACTACGTTATATCTATCTGTTTCAATGTCAAAGCAGTAGACTGGAAATTTCATAACTCTTTGTCTAGGTGTAGCAATAGTAGCCTTTGCTTGGTAACCTTTAAATATTGGACCTTGAGTTGTATCTGTTGTATCACGAGTGAGTGCAAACTTATAGGCTACATACTCTTGTGCAGTAGCAGGGCTAGATGTAGTTACCTCAACAGCAGTTACTCCTGCTTCATAGGTAATGTGGTCATACTCTACGCCATCTTTATCTACAGTTTCTAATACTAATGAACCAAAAGTAAAATTACCACGAGCAAGTAAACGCTTAAAGTTTTTAGGCTCAAGTGTGCCATAGCGAATATAACCTGTAGTTATATAACCAGTATCTCTTAATGTAGATGCAGATTCAATATTGATAGAACCTACTTTATTAACTAATGCTGTGGCAGATGATACCGCAGTAGATGATACGTTGCTTGCAGTCTTAGCATAACTAAATGTAGTAGTAGAACCAACAACAGTAATTGTATATTTACCATTGAATGTAGAATCAACACCCTCTACCCATATCTCATCACCTACGGATAGTCCGTGAGCAGCAGATGTAGTAAGAGTTGCTACGTTAGAAGTTAATGCTTTATTGGTAATTGTGCCAGCATTTAATGCTGTAGTACAGAATACAAGTCTGTTGGTTTCACCAGCAAATGCACAAGATGTAGTTTTATATCCAGATATATCTGATACGTATAGGTCATTAGCATAGGCAAAACGTAAGGTTTCTATCTCATTACCAAGGTCAATACGGATAACCCCAGGAGCACCATCTACGCCAGTTGCACACCAGACGAATCTGTCTCGTGCAGCAAAGTCATAGCAAGGCTGTGTGGTTTCCACAATGAGTGGACCATATTTAATGGAGCCATCAACGTCAGAGACTTCTGCTGCACGGATTCCCTTGTTTGTCCCTATCATCATACGACCTAAATAAAAATAAATCTTGTGGATGATTTCACCAACTGGCATCTCTGCTGCAGTAATGGCTGTGGTAAGGGTAGGCATAACACCAGAAGTGTTAAGAGTAAACTTATAAATAAATGATTGAATGCCATCAAATCCTGAGATATAGATAGCAGGACCAGATGCTGTGATAGATGTAAAGACTACATTTGAATCTGAATGTGTATACAATGCTGTAGGTAAAGATGTTGCCGAGCCAGATATTTCATATATGCTATTGTTAATAGCCATAACAATACGGTCTTTAACGTATTCCATTATGCCCTTAGATACAACAACAGAACTTGTTTTAAACATTTCTGTATTGGCTGTAGCAGTTGTGCCAGTTAAAGCCTTCTTGTATAGAACTGTCTTATCTACACCTGCATCAAGGATGCGTGTCATCCAGTAAGCATTAGTACCATCATCACATATAGCATAAACAGGATAATCAGTACCTGCTGCATAATCTAGAAAATGTGTAATAGTTCCATCTACTGCAATCTTATCAACATCATATTCATCCCATAGCAATACACCATCAGTGCCACTGTATTGAATAGAACGTAATTGTTGAAATGGTTTCTTATTGGATTGGATAGGACCACTTGTATAGTGAGCAGTTGAAGTAGAGTTAAGTAAAGTTACCTGTCCCTTAGTCCAAACATCTACACCTTTGCTATCAGCAAATCTATGTGTAATTGTCTCACCAGCAGATGGGTCATAGAACTTAATACCAGTGCCACCGTGAAAGGATGATTGACTTCTTAACCACCAGCCAGTAAGTGATTGCTCACCTGGCTCTGCACCATTGTCAAACTGGTCTTTCTTGTATGGTGCTGTCTGCCTAATGTATGGGCGTGCATCACTAATAGCATAGAAGAATGGTTGTCCACCTAATGCTACGTCATATGAGTCAGAGGTATTCTGCCAGTATGCGCTTGTAGATACAATACCAACATCAACAGCAATTGCTTGATTGGCCCTGCCGTCCGTGATGTCTCTACCCGCCACAGCGTACCTCCAAATTGTTTAGATGGGTGATATAATTATATTATGAAAACTTGTACTAAATGTAATACATTAAAAACATTAAATGATTTTTACCCAAGAAATAATCGTCCTGATGGTAAAGAATCAGAATGCAAAGATTGTTCCAACTTACGAAAAAAACAATATCGGTTAAACAATAAAGAAGTAATCCGTGCTCAGAATAAAAAGCGTAATCCTGGCTGGGACATTGACCGATACAATCAATACTTAGAATTACAAAACAATACCTGTGCTATCTGTGGAACAGATACACCAGGACTATCAGACTGGTCTGCTGACCATTGTCATACTACTAACCAACCTAGAGGATTGCTCTGTGTTAGGTGTAATGCTGGACTGGGATACTTCAAGGATAATCCTGAGTACCTCCAGTCAGCCATTGACTACTTAAAGAAGTGGCAGTCAATCACGACCAGCCACAGTGCTCCTTAATTAAGAAAGTAAAAGTTTTGCTTGTTCTTCTGTAATACCTAGTTGTGTTAGTAGTGCTGCTTTGGCTGCTGCCTTTGCCTTGGCTTCGGCTTTCTCCGCTTGAAATGCGACTATTTGTTTTTCTCTATTTGCAATTTCTTCGGCAGTCAAATCTCTTAAAGTGATTTCGCCAGTTTCGCAATTGTGTTCTTGAATAAACATTATTTCACCCCATATAGTTTGTAAGTTCCGCCATCATAAGCACCGCCACCAATTTTCAAAGTAATTCGGTTTATTGCAGCAGGTGTTGCAGTCCAAATGCCGGCTCCAGAATTAACAAATTTATCAGGATAATTTTGACCAACAAAGGATAAAACTTTAGTGGAAGTTGTATCTGTATAATTTGGAATTCTAACTACACAACTAAATCTTGTTCCTGCGGTTTCTGTTGCAAATAATGAAATACCAACTGCGGAATTGTTAATATTTCTCACTGTTCCATCTAGTGTGCCGGTTAGGCTGTAATTAGACCCAGTATCATTATTAAAAGTAATAGCACTATTGTAGCCAATACCACCAGTTGCATCAGCACTTAAATTTGCAATATACAACCAAAGTTCATTATATGAACCCGAAATACTAGTCAAATCAAAACCTGTGGCACTTGCAGCAATTGAACCTGACGCTAATTCTGTCATTCCACCAGCAGAAACAGCAGCCCACTTAACCCCGTTAGTTGCAGCAGAGTCGGCTGTAAGAACATAGTCGTTAGTACCAACTGCTAGGCGAGCAGCAGTATCATTTGCACTACCAACAATTAAATCACCCTTAGCATCTATTAAAGATTTAGGAATGTCAGCAGTAGTAGATGCTTTACCATCAATCTGTGTCTGTATTGCAGAGGTGACACCATCTAGGTAGCCTATCTCTGTTGCTGATACGGTAGAGGGTGCAGGTGCTGCACTCGCTATATCACGGGCTTTAGTCATTGGTTGTCCTTACTTGGTAAGTGCTGCGATTTCGTCAGCAGATAAACCTAGTGCTGCTAACTTTGATTCTGCGGATGCTTTTGCTGCAGCCTTGGCTGCCTCTTCTGCTTCACGCTTTGCTTGTTCTGCTGCATATGCTGCTGCATCTGCTTCTCGCTGAGCAATCTCCTCAGATGTTAGATTTCGGATTACTTCTTTTTGATGACCACTTGCTTCGCAGTTGCCACAGCAACATACTTCAAGGGCGGTTAGTGTTTCTGTCATTTTTATTTCTCCTTAGTTTGATTAACTGTTTTTGATTCCATACAGATAAAATGATGAATATTGAGCAAATTGACCAGTATTGTTAGTGAACGACATAGATGTTATTGCCACATTTGAAGTTGGATTCCAATAACTTGCATTCATAGCAAGCCAAGGAGTTGCAGCATTGTTTTCAGAAACATAATCTGATAATCCCGATTTAGGATTAGTACTTGTATAATTTGCAATATAAAATTGACCGCTGGCAAAGATACTTGTTCCTGCACCTTGACTTAAAACAGGCCAATCTAAATATGCTTTAGTATTTTGTGCATCTACTGCTCCTAAAGTACCAGCAGCACTATAGAATAGCATTTCATAATATCTAGAAGTTGCGCCATTAAATGTTAATCTAGCATTGTTTGCATAATCAGAACCAGTTGTATTTCTAAGTGAATATACTAATTGTAAATCAGTGTAAGTTTGCGGAATAGTTCCACCACTACCTAAAGTAACTGTTGTTTGATTACTACTAAGGGTTTGAGCCTCTATTAAGGTAAATGTATTTGCCATAAATTATGCCGCCTTTATTCCATAAAGAGTAAAATTTGAACCTGAAGTAAAAGTATTTGCGTTAGTAGTTATTATATCTATACGATTAATTGCTGCTATTGGAGTTTTACGCCAAGTGCTTATAACCATATCAGTTCCAGCCAATGTTCCAGAACCATCTTTTGAAATAACAGATTTTTCTGTTGTTGTATTAGTATAATCCGCAATGTTTGAAATTGTCATTGCAAAATTAGCAGTATCAAGAACTGCGGAATAATAAAAATTAATACCATTTGTACCTGAGTTTGAAACTGACCCAATTGTACCTACGCTACCAACAAAAAAAGTATTACTATAATTGTTTGCTGTATCAGAATTAAATTGTAATTTCATTCCAGCAGTTCCAGTTGCTTTTGCAACAGTAATTAATACTAAATCAGTATAGGTAGCAGGTATTGAATTAAAAGTAATAGTTGCAGTATTGCTACTTATAGTTTGAGTGGCTATTGGTTCGTATGTTGCTGGCATTATGCCCCCTTAATTCCGTATAAAGCAAATTTTGAATATTGCGACCAAGTGGCACCCGCTGATGGAAAACATTTAATAGATGAAATTGCGGTTGTTTCAGTATATAAAAATGAACTTAAACTAAGAACTCCTGAACCATTTGTATCAACTCCACATACTGCTCTAACTGTTCTTTTTTTATTAGTATTTTTATAATCTAATATATCAATAATTGCAGTACCCCATTGAGTACCAGTAGAATAAAGTCTGCCAAGGTTGGTTGACCCATTTGATACTGTAGACATACTTGAAGAATCCCCAACAATTGCGTGAATTGTATAACGACCCGAAGTGGTATCTCCATTTAATTGAACATCAAAACCGTTATTCGCAGTTGAACTTTTATGCAAAGCCCTAATTTGTAGGTGCGTATAAGTAGAAGGTATTGAAAGAAATTCAATATTTGCTTGACCGCCTGAGCCAACAGTAACAGTCGCTATTGATTCGTAACTAGTATCAACAAATTTAGGATTACCAGCCAAAAAACTAGAGTAGTTAGTTCTGGGTGTGGCTAGACCTCCCGCAGTAGAAAGTTTATATACAGCCATAGTTAGGCTATCTCCACTCCTGAGATATGAAAGTTAACGGTAGTAGCAGATGCTAAACCTTTAATAGTCTGATTAGCAGTTAGTGGCTGCTTTAACTGTATGATGGTTGAGTCATTGGCTCCAACAGTTACAGTCTTCGCTATGACTACATCATTAAGTAGTAGTTCATAAGTAGCGTTTGCTGCTGCCGTGTTAGCAATAACAATATCAGTTACTACAGTTGTAGTTGCTGAAGGAGTTGCGTATAGAGTTGTGCTTGATGTTGATGCTGCTCCCCTAAAGAGGATTTTTGAAGTTGTAGCCATTAGTTACTACCTTTCTTAGTATGCACCCATCAAGGACATTACCTCAATGGATTGTGTGTCGACTGTACCCCAAGACTCTGAAGTACCATTTGTTGTTAAAAACTTACCTGAATTACCAGTCTGTGAAGGTAATGAATACTGAGATACCGCTGACCATTCAAGACCTGTTGCGGTTGCTGAGTTAGCCTTTAGGTAGTACCCATCAGTTCCTACAGTTAGTTTACCTGTTGTATCGGCTGCAGTACCTACAATCAAATCGCCTTTAGCATCAAAGACTGTATTAGGGATTGCTGTAGCCAAATCAAATGCGGTAAAGGTAATTATCTCAAGTACATCAGATGCAGCCAATGCTGACAAAGATGTAATGCTAGTTCCATTAGATGCTGTGTAATCTGAACCACGAACTAATAGAACACCGTTTAAGTACACCTGCTCTTTACCTGCTAGGTATGAAAGAGTTAAACCATTAGCATCTGTTCCAGATACTGAAGTTTCTCCACCAGTTGCTACGAACTTATAGCGATAGATTGCTGCAGTTGATGAGATTGAACCCCAAGCAGAACCAGTCCAAGCAAACATAGTTGCTGATACTGAGTTCCAATATAGGGCACCAGTCACTAGTGCATTGCCATCATTGTCTAATGTAGGGGCAGTTGACTTAGCACCTAGGTATCTATCATCAAAGGAATCATATGAAGCAGCAGCAGCGGCAGCAGAGGCTGCAGCAGCAGTAGCAGAACCAGCCACATCATCTACATACAACTTAGTAGCAGCGTGTAGGTTTTGAGTTGGAGCACCAGCAAGGGTTAGGTTGCCAGTCATTGTTCCGCCAGACTTGAACAGAACTGAATCGTAGAATGTACCGCCAGCCTGAATCTGGTCAGCAATTTCCTTAAGAGTATCTAATGTGCCAGGAGCACCATTAACAAGGTTAGTAATCTGTGTATCAATGTAACCCTTAGTTGCTGCATCAGTAGATGTAGTAGGAGTTCCAAGGCTTGTAATCTTTTGGCTGTTTAGAGATACGCTACCTGTTGGGGCTGCCATCTGGTCTAAACGAGATGTGCGTACCTGTGTATCAAAGTCAGAGATAGTTGAAGCAGTCTGTGTACCTGTGTGGTTAGCACGGGCCAATGGGTCAGTTGCTAACTTGCTAAGTGCAATAGCAGCACTAGCACTAATATCGCCATTGACGATAGTTCCATCTACTATATCAGCAGAGGTAATAGAACTGTTAAGGCTTAACTTGCTGTAAGCAATACCAGCAGATGCACTAATGTCACCATTTACGATTGTGCCATCAGCAATCATTGTGCTAGTTACTGTGCCAGAATCGGCTGCAGTAATAGCAGTTCCTGAAATCTTAGTCTTATCAATTGCAGCAGCAGAGTTGATATCTGCGTTAACAATTGCACCAGTACCAATAACAGTAGTTAGGCTTACGTTGCCAGTACCATCAAATGATACGGCAGATGCCTCTACATCTCCAGTTAGTTGGAAGTTACGGGCTGTCTGTAAGGCAGTTGCAGTACCAGCATTACCTGTTGCACTACCTGCTGAACCAGATACGTTACCAGTTACGTTACCTGTTAGGTTACCTGTGAAGGTACCTGCAATAGCACCAGTACCAGTAATGGTTGGGCTAGAAATAGTTGGGCTAGTTCCTAATACATTTGCACCAGAACCAGTTGAGGTTGTTACACCAGTACCACCATTGGCTACTGGTAAAGTTCCAGTTACGCCAGTAGTTAAAGGCAATCCTGTTGCATTTGTAAGTACAGCAGCAGATGGTGTTCCAAGTGCTGGAGTAGTTAATGTAGGGCTAGTTAAAGTCTTGTTAGTTAAAGTCTGAGTACCTGTTGTAGTAACTACGTTTGCAATTGTTAATCCGTGTGCAGTTGTAGTGTTTTCAATATGAGTATTAGCCTCACGGTAATCTCTACCAATTGCCATATGGCGCACTACAGCACCAGCAGAGTGGGCTACACCAGATGAACCATCGATACCACGAGTAATAGTAAGTGTGTTAGTTGAGACCGCCGTTACATCTACAATTTCTTCAAGCGCTGTATCTGGGTCAATCACCACCGTAAAGGTTTCGCCAGCAGAAATCGTGGCGCCACCTAGCAAAGAAGTACCAGATACTACAGTGGCTGTAGTTCCAGCAGATGTTAACGCTGCAGATAGTGTGGTCTGCTGTGAGCGTGATGAGTATTTACGTGTTGTCATTTAGTTACCTATCGGCTGTAGTGGACACGGATTGGATAGAAGTCTTGCTGTCTTGCAGTTTCTTCGTTTAAGCGTTGTGTATACAATGCATACAATTGTTTTGTAGCAGTTTGAGAAGCGCCATAAGGACGCTTGCTATCTGTCTCATCTGCTTGTGGGCTAACCTGAGCAGCACGTGCTGGGTCAAGGTAGGTAAGTAGACGGTATGAAGCACCAAGAACTACCACATCTTTACAAGATTCTGGCAAGCCAGTTTGTGTTGAGAAGTCTTGAGCATTAGTTGTAAACGGTACTGGGTCAGTAGCATATACAACCTTTACAGTTCTACCAGGAGTAATGTAATCTCCAATGGTTACTGTCTGTGCAGCAGCACCAAATGCTGTTGCATCAGCCTTAGAGTCCCAAGACCAACGACGCACAGGAATCCATTCAAGAGATGGACCAACTGATTGCCACATATTGAAAGAATATTTTGAATGTTTAATCCATCAAAATCATATGTTGTTTGAGCAGCATTAAATGTAAAGGTAGTTACTTTAGCAGCATAGATAGTAGAACCAACAGCATTAATTGTATCGTTAATGGCCTTCTTGATTACATAACGTGGAAAAGTAGGAGAGATAGATACTTTGGTATCTGCTGTATGAGTTGCTGCAGTAGTTCCTAGATAGCCACGACCATATGGGGATACAGTTGCTGTATTAGCAATACGGTCAAATGAATCTACCCACATTAACTCTTCATCAATCTCAACAATACCCTTACCTAGATTCTCAGTAGAACCCAAGTATAGGACTGTAGGAGATGTAGATGATGATGTTAGGGTAGTAACTGCACTACTTAAGTGCGTTGCTCTATCTTGTTGGTAGGTATAACCTGCAAGATTAATACTTACCTCATTGATTAAATCTGTTAATGTAGTTGTCAAGAGGCTATGCTCCTTAATGCATCAATTGCTGATTTGCCAGTAGTTCCAGCAAGTTCGTTACAAATACCGTTTAAATCTTTATATGCAGAAGGTGCCCTACCAGCACTTGCCTTAATGTTTAAGGCTGCAATTATCCCTAGTCCAGAGGTTCCTGCCCAAGCATTTGCAGCACCTTGCTCATCTTTAAATGCTGTTCTTGCTGGGTAAGTTCCACCATTGGCTAGGCGATTCAGTTCAGCACATAGAGTGCTACCTGCGGTACCTGTTGGCATTGTTTATCCTATCTAGGTGTAATGATTTTCTTGTCGGGTGTAATTAATTTTGATTTAGGTTCTTCCTTAGGTTTACCAAAGAATGCCTTGTAATAATGCTCATCTAATGAGAATCGTTTCATATGTGGTACAGTTGCTCCAGTATGGCAATAAACTGGTATCTCAGCCTTATCGCATAGGGCAAAGAAGAATATATCTTCTCCCATAAACTTAGTGCCTCTACCTATTTCCATAAAGACTTGACCATCAGGTCCAGCCTCACGAACTTTAGGTACAATACTACGATGCATTAGGATAAATCCCATACCTGCTGCATCTACCTTGATTAATTGATTCTCTGGTAGTGGGTGTACTCTAGTTATACCTACTCCACCATCACCATCATTAACAAAACTATATACTGTAGGCATTGGAACCATCAAAGGTTCCTCTGGATTATCTGTAGTAAAGTATACTCCAGTAACCAATGGACGCTTCTCAGCATCTCTATTATCCCATAATAACTTAAACTTCTCTGGACTAATTACTACATCTGAGTCTACCCATAGTAGCCATTCATAATCAGTCTTATCATACCAGTAATCAATTACTGTTTGTCTTTGTCTGGCAATTTGATTGCCTTGACTTCTTAATGTAGAGCCAAACTCTACGCCAGACTTTAGCATTACATCTGCTACGCCTTGCATAAACTTTCCATCTACCATTCCATTATCGCACCATACTAGTGCAATAGAATCTTTTTTACTCATAGTCCCCTATGTCCCTATCTGTATTTAGCGGCTTTTTTGGCTATTGATTTAGGTTGTTTAACAAACTGTTTACCCTTAGCATTACCTGCAGCCTTGGCTTTATTAGTAGCAGCCTTCTCAGCAGGGCTTAATGCAGCCCAAGCCTTCTCAGGTAAGTATCTTTTCTTACCCTTAGATGGTTTACCATCAGAAGTTTTCCACTTCTGTTTAGTCCAATCCTTTAAAGACTTTTGAGATTTAGTAAGTGCCATTACTTATAACCTCCGCCAGCCTTTTTATATTGCACAGCAAGTAGTTGTGCTTTACGGGCTGACCATTCCCCTGGGTCTCCACCCTTAGAACCAGCCTTAATCTTCTTAAACAATGACGCTCTCATACCAGGTTTAGTATAGTTACCAGCAGCATTTACTTTAGACTTAGTCTTTTTCTTTGCTACCACTTTACTTTGTCCGCCCAATATGCTGCAGACATTTTGCCTTTAGCAATGTTCTTAGCGTGTCTTGCTTTGAAAGACTTTTGACGAGCAGTTGGTTTTTTGTCGCCAGTAACACCTTGTTGCCCAAATCGGATAGTTTTAACCTTGCTACCTTCTTTAGCCACCACTACGTGGCTCTTCTTAGGGTGATTAGGAGTACGCTTTGGTTTATTAAAACCAGATACTCCAGCCCTAGTTAATCTTGAATCTTTCATTTATCTCCCCTTAACTACTTCTTTTGTCTTAGGGTCAAGGCGGACTTTCTCCGACCCATCCTTTCGGAGGATAACAATTAAACCGTCCCGCATAATTGATTTATTCCATCCATCGTGACGCTTGCGTTGACCCGATGACATTAGTCGCCTCGACCTGTGTTTCGCTTTGCTGGCTTCTTAGGGATTCTACCCTCACGAAGATTAGCACGATTAGCGTCTGGTCTCTTTGCTTGCTTTTGTCTACCTGGAGCAGAATACTCGAAGTTAGACTTAGGTGCACCGTATAGGTTTAATGTATTTGAAACAGGTCCTGGTGAAGCCTTTGGCTTGTATACAGGATTCATTCTGCTGGTATCTGAGGCTTTGCTGCGAGGCTTTGATGCTCTAGCATTGCTTTCTGAGATAGCCATTCTTACTCTTGCTATAGCGGAATCAATATCTGCATCACCAGAATAAGACCCACTATTTCCTTCTAGAGGCATTCTTGCCATTATTTGCTGCCTTTCTTTTTAGATAGTCCAGCCTGGGATAAAGCAATAGCAACTGCTTGTTTCTTAGACTTTACCATTTTCTTTGACTTACCAATGTTAAGAGTTCCTTTTTTAAATTCTCTCATAACCTTGGAAACTTTTTTTGATGCTGTTTTTTTCATTACTTACTCCTGTATATACCAGGTGTGGTACGAGTTTCAGGTATAAACATATTTGGATATTTCTTTTCAATTGCTTTTTTAGCAGCGGCACTTGCAGAAGCCATACCTTTAGGAGATATTGATTTCTGATATGCATCAACTGCAGCCTTACCTTTTAGTACGGTAGGTTTTGGTGTTGGCTTTGGCGTTGCCATGTTACTTCTTCTTGCCCATCTTCTTCATACCCTTTTTCATTTCCATCATCTTCTCCGACTTGGCTTCCATCTTCTCACCCTTAGCCTAAGCCTTGGCAACAG